GGTAAAATTGGTCTAGGGCAAGTTGATGCAAGTGAATCACAATTTACAGAAATGGAACTTGCTATTATGGAAGGTGGACATGCACTCGAAGAACCAAATCGTGTTAAAGAGTTTATTGGTGCAATGTACGACAAGTATTCTGTATGGCCGATGGACAACAAACAACGTGCTATAGTATGGGGCTCAGGCGAAGATCAACAATTTGCCGTATTTGAATTAAAGCCTAGCCTTAGTAAAAAGAATGCAGTAGAAGTAGCGTGGTTTGCCGCATACCCATTACGTCAAGGCGTTGGCACTCGTGCAATGGCCGAGCTACAACAACAAGCAAGGGAATATGGTGTAGGGTTAACACTATTCCCATGGGACAAAGGACAAGTAAGCCAAAGCAAGCTAATCAAGTTTTATAAGCAAAGCGGATTTAAGCCTACACAAAAAGGTGGCAAGGCAATGGCTTGGGAGAACATAAACGAAGGCGGCTGGGCAAGTACAGCAACACAAAACACAGTTATTACACCAAGAACTGTAGTTGAAATTATGGAAGCACTAAAGACTTTTGAGTCTAGCTTTAACACTTGGCAAGCAAAACAAGAGTTAGATGTTGAAATCAAAATTGGTGGGCCAAAGGGTTCTGGCACATATTATCGCCGTGACTTAGAACAAGACCCTGAACGTGAGTACGGTGACGTAGACGTTGAATGCTTTATTCACAGTCGTGCCAGCGTAAGTTCTGCACAGCGCATCACAGAATACAGAACAGCAATTACTGAATACTGTTCACAAAGCCCAGACTACTCAACTGAAAATGGCACAAACATTATTATGAAGACCAGCAGTGGTGCTGTTCAAGTTGACATGTTATACACATTCCACGAACACGCAAACTGGAGTCGTGCATTAAGTCCAGAGTATCGTGTTAAGGGTGTTATTAGTACAAGCCTAACAAGCTCTCTAGCAGAAGTGCTTAACCTAAGCTTTAGCAGTCAAGGTATTCAAGTTAAGATTAGAAATAATCAACCTGTAAGCTTCCGTCAAAGCAAAGATGTAGAATTGCGTACAGTTAGCACTACCCCTGAGACATGGGCACAAGACATTTACTCACTGTATTACTATCTAGCCAATGGAGAAAAGCCAACTGAATTCCCAGGCGGGCTCAAAGCACACGGTGGTTTAAAAGACGAACAACGCCTAAGCGATATTGTGCTTTCTATTAAATCTCTTGCCAATGCTATGGATGAATCTGGTCTACTAGGACATGGATCGTTAATTAGCATACACGATAAAAAGGATATGATCCGCAAGGTTGCTGGTGTATATTCTAAGAAATTGGAAACTGCTGAAAACTCCAGCAAGTTTGACAAGGCTCAAACCCCTGCGGCAGTTGAAAAAGCCAAGAAAACCAAACTAATGCTGGCAAAATACCGCAACGAAATAACAAAATTGCTGTTAAATTAGATGCAGGCCGTAGACGCATTAAAACTAAATATACTACGCAAAGTTTGGGCGACCCAGACTTAAAAATCTTTAGGATATAAAATGTTATCTTTTATTAAAAAACTTTTTGGTTTTGGTACACCAGCTAAAGCTGAAGCAGAAGCCCCTTACAAAGTGGAAACACCTGCTGAGACTAAGACAGAAGTCGTATTAGTCGCTGATGCGCCTGTAGTAGCAACATTCCCTGTTGAAGGTGCTGGTGTTGTTGAAGTTCCTGCAGAAGCCCCAGCCAAGAAGCCACGTGCTAAAAAGCCAGCTGCCGCAACAGCAAGCAAGAAGCCACGTGCCAAGAAAGCCAAGTAATAATGTATTTGCGTGAGCTTACGTCATTTCGTATACCTATTGTAGAAGGTGGTAATGTCTTCAAAAGTAAAGAAGGCGAAATTCTCACGCAACGCATTAATCAAGCTGATGTGGAGCCAACTGTTCGATTCCTTGAAAAAATCACAGGACTTGAATTGGTGCCACACATGCTTGGTACAACTGGCAAGAAACCAACTTCAGGCGACTTAGATATCGGTATGCCAGAAGGTGTAACTAAGGATGACTTGGTTGCTAAACTTAGCGCATGGTGTGCTCAAAACAATGCTGATCCACGTACTACTATTAAAAAATCAGGGGTAAGTGTACATTTTAGAGCACCAATTGGCGGAGCCCAGGACAGAGGCTTTGTACAGGTAGACTTTATGTTTATACCTAATTTAGATTTCGCTAAGTTTAGCATGGCAGCTGATCCACACAGCAAATACAAAGATGCACATAAGCACGTTGTATTAAGTGCGGTGGCAAAGCACCACGGATTTAAGTGGAGCCCTACACAAGGATTAATCAGTAGAACAACCAATGAAGTTGTTTCTACTAACCCAGACGAAATTGCTGAAATGCTTTTAGGCAACGGCAAAGACAGAGCAAGCATAACTAGTGTAGAAGCGGTAATTAATGCGCTAGACGGAAACCCAGACCGCGAAGCTATTTTAGCGGATGCACGTGAAACGCTCGGCAGAGAAGGTATTGAAATTTAAATGTTACTTAGACACATTCTTACAGAAGCTCCAAAGATTGCGCCAGATGAATTGGCCGCAATGAAAGCCGTTATTGCTGGCAAAATTAAAAGTTTGCCAGATGATGATGCGACTGCAAAAGCTTTACGTGAAATCGAAGACTTACTAAAGAACGTAAACGCGGGCGGCAAAATGGGTATTATCAACGGCGAGCTAGAAAGTATTGACGACGAAAGCGTTACTGCCGCACAAAAGCTATTGGCACGTTATATTTTAAGTATTGATATGACTCCGGATCAACGCGACGAGTTATTCAACTTATGGCGCAGTGATAAGCTTATTAAGAGAAATGTGTTACTAGGCAAAGGTAAAAAGAACTTTGCTGACATTATTACAAACTATAATAAGAACCCTGCTATTAAAGAAATTGCAAATGACTTGATGCGTATTACTGCATTAGGGCAAGGTAAAGGCGAGTTTGGTCTAAGCGTAATGAGCAAAAGCATTAGCAAGCCAGAAAAAGGCGACTTGCTAATTAATGGTCGCAAAATTGAAGCCAAAACAACTGAAGGTGGTGCTGGCCGATTTACAGACCAAGAAGTACGTCCAGGCAAAGGTTTTGAAGCTGCCGCTAACGCACTAAACGACTTTGTAACTGAACGTGGTCAAGACTTGCCAGCAAGCGGTTTAGGTTTAAACCTTGCAGTTGACTTTGGTCAACAGTTACAAGGTAAAGACAAAACACAATATTTTAAATTAGTTGAAAATGTTATTAAGCTTATCTTTGGTAATAAAGATGTGTCAGAATTAATGGCTGCTATCAAGTCTGGCAATCAAAATCAGACTAAAGCCGAGTACGCCAAATCAAGTTTCAACTATTATATGAGCATGAAGGACGACGAAGGTGTGCTTTATATTAACCTAACAACCGATCCTATCACAACAGTGTTCTTCAAAGATGCTGAAGAATTAACTGCCAGTTCACTACGTTTGCAAATGAAAGGTGCATACATCACAGCCACAAAAGATGTACGTTTACCTTATCCACAAATGGATATTGTTGATACAACATTTGGTGCAAATGCGGCCGCTGCCGCCGCAAAGAAGGCCGCAATTGATGCTAAGAAGGCCGCTAAGGTGGCCAAGGCAACACCTGGTACCACAGCACCAGTGGCAAAAACCAAAGGCGTTCGAGCACTAAAGTAATACACTCACTTAAACAGTTAAGTGAGCCTTTTTTGTTTTAGTACAACCATTTTAAATAGCTAGGTTGGATATTGGGTCCAACACTAGCTTATGAAAAAATTAAATCTTACAATCATCAGTATGCTTTTCTGCGTAGCACAAGCTAGTGCCGCAGAACTCCAGCATAACTTCAATAGCCCTGCCTTTTCGGGCATTGGTTTTAGTTCACATGTTCTAACTATCAAACAGTTAGAAGATCAACAAAAAGACAAAAATAAAGCGGCAGCTGATGCACTAAAAGCACAAGCTGAACGAGATGCGGCCAACACACCGCAAGCACGTTTTATTGCCAATCTAGAAAGCAGAATTTATAGTCAGTTAGCAAAACAGTTAACTGACAGCATGTTTGGTGAAGGAAGAACTTGTACTACAGCAGGCGTTATCTGTGGTACTATTCCCGATCTTGGTGGTAACAGTATAAATTGGAAACTAGGCGATGGTTCAGACTCTGGCCTAATTATTATTACCATTACAAACATTTCAAATCCAAGTAACACGACTGTTATGAAAGTACCAAGCGGTACATTCTTCTTCTAAGGACTTAGCAGATGAAAAAGAGTATATTAGCAATAGCAGTAATGTTAAGTCTGTCAGGCTGTGCAACACACACTGCACTTAAAGGTCTAGCAGGAGAAGAACGATTCGAAGATCCCATTGTTGAGAAAAGTACATTCTTACAAAAAGAACAAAGTAAATTAGAAGCACCAGCTGGTGGTCCTATTCCTGTAGCTGTGTATGGCTTCCGTGATTTAACAGGTCAAAGAAAATCTTTACCAAACATTGCCAGTTTATCTAGTGCAGTGACACAAGGCGCAGATGCATATCTTGTTAAAGCATTACAAGATGTAGGTGACGCCAAGTGGTTCATTGTTTTAGAACGAGTTGGTTTAGAGAACTTGATCAAAGAGCGTCAGATGATTCGTCAGATGCGTGAACAGTATCAGGGCAAAGATGCAAAACCATTGCCACCAATGGTGTTTGCAGGAATGATATTAGAAGGTGGTATAGTTGGTTACGACAGTAACACACTAACAGGTGGTAGCGGTGTTCGTTTATTAGGCATCGGTACTAGCACACAGTATCAAAGCGATACTGTTACAGTTAATCTAAGAGCAGTAAGTGTTAGCACAGGTGAAGTATTGACCAGTGTTACAGTCACAAAAACAGTTTTAAGTTATATGGACAAATTTGGAGTTATGAAATTTGTCGACAGTGGTACTAGAGCAGTTGAAGCAGAAACGGGCGGTAGTATCAATGAAAGTATCAACAGAGCAACGGCGTTAGCAATACAAGCCGCTGTAGTTGATACTATACGAGAAGGTGCTCGTAAAGGGCACTGGGCATTTAAAGAAGGCAAGAAGCCTGAAATAAAAGAGTCAGATATAAAATAACGACTCAGGGAGTGCAGTCTAGGTAACTGGGCTGTGGGATAATATGAAACAGCACAAGCTATTTGCAAGCATGTTACTTGCTGGGTTGATGCACGTATCTACATCAGTATTTGCTCAAAGTGCATCTACTGGACCAAACAAAGTTTACATTGAACAAGTTGGTAACAGCAACACTGTAACCATTGAACAAGTAGGCGGAACAAACAACGTTGGTGGAGTCACACACACTGTTGCTGTGGCTAACACTGGCATTACAACACTAACACCAGCGGCCCCAAGTGCCAGTAACTATGCTACTATCACTGGTGGATCAAATACTATTGCAATGACTCAGAACGGCGACAGCAATAGTGCCCAATACAATATCAAGGGCAACAACAACGTATACACAAGTAACGTAACAGGTGACGGTAATCAAACAAAACTAACAATGGGCGATACCAACACAAATACATTACGTACAACTGTTACAGAAACTGTTACTGGCAACAGCAATATGATTATTCAAAATATTGTTGGCAATGACATTACAAGTACTACTGCAATCTCTGGTAACAGCAACCAAATTACTAAAGAATTGAAAAGTACAAACGGCGAAAGCGATATCAGCATTGTTGGTTCAAGCAACGTATTGAACATTCAACAAATTGATGCCGCTGGCGCAAATGGTCATTACTTGAAGCAAGTTATTGCTGGTGATTTCAACAGCATTACTACTCAACAACAAGGTACAAATGACACTACTTTTGATTTTAAGGTAACAGGAAGCCACAATACAATTACTGTAAGAAGTAGTTCAAGTGCTATTGTAAACCCAGCTACAGCCGTAGCGAGATAAAAGTATGAAACTTGCCGTACTGGTCATATGCTGTTTGACTTTAACAACCGCATGGGCCGGTATTGGCACAGTGTCAGAAACAAAAGGCACAGCCTGCGAAATTACTCGAGGCAAATCAAAAATAAATGGTAGTAAAGGTGCCGCCATTGAATCAATGGACGTATATCAAACTGGTTCATGTATCAGTAACATAACATTCCAAGACGACACAAAAGTAAAAGTAACAGAAAACAGTAAACTGTTAATTGACGAGTTTGTGTTTGATCCCAAGAAAAGCGATGCTGGAAAATTAGCTATAAAAGTAGGTATGGGAACAGTTCGATATGCATCAGGACAGATTGCAAAAACAAATCCACAACAAGTAGCAGTTAAGACACCAACAGCAAATATTGCTGTGCGTGGTACTGACTTCTCTATGACTGTTGACGAAGCAGGTCAAAGCTTGGTGATTCTTTTACCAAGTTGTAAAACAGAAAATGAACAAAAGAAATACGAGCTAGAAGAAAACATGTGCCGCGTTGGACAAATTGAAGTCGAAACACAAGCAGGTAAGGTTGTTCTTGATAAAGCATTTGAAGCCACTTATGTAATGAGCGCAACTCAATTACCAACAAGACCGACTGTGGTAAACACTGTTGAAAGCAAAATCAGCAACAACTTAATTATTGTTAAACCAGCAGAAGTTCAGCAGGCTGTAAAAGAACATGCCAAGACTAAACAAGACAAAGAGCTTGAAGAACTTGAACTTGAAGCACAGAGACGAATTGCTCAAAGAGTAAAAGAGACCAACGAAGAAATTGAACGTGCCAGAGTACTTGCAATGATGGAGGCTGCTGGTTCGTCTGGTTGTAACCCATCCACAAGTATTTGCGTTATCTGGGAAAAGCCCGAATCTGCAGAAATACAAAGCAAAGGTAAAGGCGTTGCTTTTAGAACCAACGAAGACCATTATGCAGAAGTAAAGACGCAAGGTTATTCATCAAACACATTTGTTACTATTGTACATAACGATCAATCGGCGTCAGAAATTATTGGTGATGGTAGTCCTGGTGGTAACATGGTTTACATCAAGCAAAACATTGGAGTGTTAAAAAGAAGATGAAAAAGTTTCTATTGGTATTTTCTTTCTTAGCTACTTTGTGTTTTGGTGCGATTGCACAGCCAGCGTATAATGCTGTTGCTACAGCCTATGTTACAACTACTATTAGTCAAAACGTAGTGTTCAACGATACACTAAGACAAGGCGGAACATACACATTCAGTGTGTTAGCACACAATGGTGGCGGACGTCCAGGTGAAGCAGATACTGCCAACGTAAGAATACAGTTTTACAATTTCCAAGGCGGGTTGATGGGAACGTTTAGTTCGTCGTATAATAGGAACCTTCCAAACCCAAACGGAACGCCTGGAAATCCCTGGGCTGACCCCAGTGTTCCTTGGTCAGTGCTGACTGTTAGTACAACAGTTGATGCGGCTGCGGCAGCAGGTATCATGTATGCCAAGATCAGTATGTATGGTATTGACGGAAGTTTCTGGGCAGGCGACTATGGTCCTTGGTATCGTGCTCCAACTTTTACAAGAAACGGTGGACCCAACTTAGCATATAACCCCGAGTTCGGCCCTTACAATAATGTAACAGCACAAGGTTGGACAGCAAACCCTGGCTTTGGCGCATGTCAAGGTGCGTGGGGTGGTAGCAATCCTTGTATTGTTAACAGCGACGGCGTACCAGGTAGTAGTACTGTTGGATTAGTTGCTAACCAAAACGGTGGCGGCCCTGATCCTAACGGTGGTACTACTTCAGGTACAGCTGGTGGTTATAATTCGACTATGAGCGTGACCTATGCAGGTGCTGGAACAGGAACAGCACAGACTCCTCCTGCACCTCCTCCACCTGCTCCTACTGCCATTTACATGAATAATGCCACTGTGAAGATTATTAGAGCTATTCCAACTACAAGCAACAGTCCAGCAGGCGAAGGTCCTAACAATGCTTTCGATAATAATCCAAATACAAAATATCTAAACTTTGATAAAAAGAACGCTGGCGTTACGGTACAGCTGAACGCAGGTCGTGCCGTGACAGGATTTACTGTTACAACAGCCAACGACTTTAGTGGTCGCGACCCTACAAGTTACAAGCTATATGGCAGTAACGATGGTTCAACTTGGACTCTGATCAAACAAGACTCTCTAAGCCTAAGTGAAACTCGTTTCTGGACTAGCCCTGTTGTCGACGTAGCAAACACAACTGCTTATGCTTATTACTTTATGGTATTCCCAACAACTAAGGCAGGTGACGGGTGTGGACTAAACTGCGACAGTATGCAGATTGCTGAAATTACATATTACTACGACGCCAACAGTACAACAACATCAACTGCCACCAACACCAACATTGTTGACCCAGTGGCAGCGGCAGCAAATACATTGTGCTGTGGAGGGTCCGCCGCGCCATTTAATGCCAACTCAACAAATACAGCCAAGGTGCAGTCATTTACAAATCGCACTACTGCTGATAGCAAAGTGTTCATTGAACAAATTGGTAATCAAAATACAATCTCTGTTGTGCAATCTGGTACTAGAAACAATTACGTAAACTACTACGGAAATGGCAGTTCAAACAATGTCTCTATTACACAAAGTGGTAACTCGAGCACTGTTGTTAACTATATTGATTTGTCCGTAACCGGCAATTCAAATACAGTAGATTTGACACAGCAAAGCACAGGTGGTGGCAAGGGTATTTTTGCTACAGTAAACAACAGTGGAAATTCTTTAGCTGTATTACAAAAGGATTCAGGTAGTCATTATGCCGAAATTAATTTAACAGGCGGGAACAAGAGTGTAAATCTTACACAACAAGGCTCAGCAGGACATATGGCCAACATATCACTGAGTGGTAATCCAACCGGTTTAACGCTAACACAAAGCGGATCAACACAGCAATTCTATTCCATACAACACAACTGCACTACTGCTGGCGGTTGTGCGGCAATTTCAGTACAGCAAGGTCAATAAATATCCCAAAGGGCATTGGGCCGTAAATTGACTTTTACCGTTATCCATGCTATACTGGAACAATGAAAATACTAAAACACATACCCGGACCATGGAGTGTAGCATGGATAGTAATCACTGCCGCATTACTAATTGGTCTTAAAATTCACAACCCAGCTGTGGTTGAAAGTATACAATTAAAAGGCTTTGACGCACTACTTGCCAGCGACAGTGTCACACAATCGCAAGAAGTTGTTATTGTTGACATTGGGGAACCAAGTATGGAACGCCTTGGCCAATGGCCGTGGGATCGCCGCGAACTTGCACACGCAATCAATCGCATTAACGAGTTAGGAGCGGCCGCTGTAGTAGTTCCTATCATCATGAGCGAAAAAGACAGACTAGGCGGTGATGCAGATCTTGCCAAAGCACTAGCTCGTACTCCTTCGGTTATTGCACAAACTCCCACCACACAAAATAAAAAGCCAGACGCTGTTCGCCGTGGTGTTGCTGTTATCGGTGGAGATCCAGAACCTTGGTTGTTTACTTGGCCAGGCGCACTAAGTCCTCGCAGTGAATTGGCCTCAGGTGCCGCTGGTGTTGGTACTAGTGTTACTGCGCCCGAAGTAGACGGTGTTGTTCGTCGTATGCCGCTGGTCATTAACGTAAATGGACAACTATACCCAGCACTACCAGTAGAAGCACTTCGTGTTGCCATTGGCGAAAAAAGCTATCAAATGAAAATGAGCGAAGCTGGCATAGAAAAGGTACGTATTACTGGTCAGCCGGTCGTTGAAACTGATGCTCAT